AGCTGCTTTGATTGACCTCGTCTCGGTCGGTGCCCAAGATGTCTACATCACAGGCGACCCACAAGTCTCCTTCTTCAGACAAAACTATAAACGTCACACTAACTTTGCCATTAAACCAGAACGCATGGATTATATCGGAACGTTTGGTTCGGGGAACGAAGTTTCTATCCCTATCAAATCCAAGGGCGATCTTTTAAGTTACGTTTGGATTGAAAATCCCGATATTAATAGTAGCAATGCCAATGCCTCAATTTTTAAATCCAATAATTTGATATCGGATGAAACTTCACCAACTGAGTTCTCTTTGTGGATTGGTGGTCAGGAAGTGACTAAATTAGATTCTCTTTTCATTAATACTGTACACAACACGTTATATAACGAATCTCAAGCAAAAGCGACGTGTGCCATGACGACCCAAGATGGAGGTGATAATGCTTCCACGGGTAGTTACGTAATTCCATTCTTTTTCAGTGAAGATTGGACGAAATCTTTACCACTCGTCGGTCTTCAATACCACGAAGTTGAAATTAGAATCAAGTGTAGAAATGGTACGTTTAATTTAGGTTCTTCTTCACCAAAGGTATACGGTTCGTATGTTTTTCTTGACACACAAGAACGCGAATTCTTTGCAAATCGCGAACATGAACTTCTCATTACCCAAACACAATACCAACCAATGTCTGCTTCCGATACATCAATTGATTTGACCTACTTTAACCACCCGGTAAAGGCTGTTCATATAGCTGCGGGCTTAAACGTGTCTACGTCTTACACTTTCACAGACGCGTCTATGTTTGTTAATGGCGTTCCACTCTTTGAGAATATGTCAGGTGAATACCATAGAATCGTCGTTCCATCGAGACACTGTTCGGTTCTTAACAACACGGTCGATTCGGAACAAATATATACGTGGCCATTCTCTCTTACCATGAACAAATCTCAACCAACTGGTACTCTTAACTTTTCGCGAATCGATAACGCTACGATAAAAATAAACGGAACACCTACTGCAACTAATGTAGATATGATACGTGCGTACGCGGTCAACTATAACATTCTCAGGATTAAGAATGGTATGGGTGGTGTCGCATTTGGTAACTAATTTAGTTCGTACCCGATGATCCAAAACCACGGTTTCCACGCATAGTTTTATTCAATTCACCAACTTCCTCAATCAAAGGTGTTAAACACTTCTCTAAAATTAACTGGGCGATCCTATCCCCCTTTTTAATTTCGAACGCAACGTTCCCGAGATTAAAAAGACACACTTTTAGTTCACCCGTATAATCTGGGTCAATTACACCAGCACCTACGTGTATTCCATACTTTACGGATAATCCGGATCTCGGTGCAATTCGACCGTAACATCCCATCGGTATAGACGCACATATACCCGTACTCACAATTTCCCTAGACTGTGGTTCAATGACTATATTGTTCAAACTATACAAATCGTAACCGACCGAACCCGGAGATGCACGCGTCGGTAAAGTAGCTTCTAAATTTATTCGTTTGATTTTGAGTGTTTCTGTCATTTTTTTATATTACGGTTACGCATTCAATCTTTAAACTTATTTACTTACAAAACAATATAAAAAAACAAAATGTAATTCAAATACTACAAAATGAGTTTGAAGATTATTATGGGTAACATGTTTTCCGGAAAAACGACCGAACTCGTTCGTCGTTTAAAAAGGTACCAAATCATAGGTAAACGTATTCTCGTTGTAAATTCACACAAAGATACACGATCACCAGAAAGTGTTCTTAAAACGCACGATAACACGAAGTTCGAGTGTGTAAAAGTAAAGAATCTTCGTGACTTGAAATACGAAAACGTAGATGTCATTGCCATAGACGAAGCACAGTTTTTTAGAGGTTTGAAAAAGTTCGTACAAAGAGCACTCGACGATAAAAAAATCGTTCTATTAGCGGGTCTAGATGGTGATTATAAACAAAGAAAGTTTGGTGAAATCATAGACTGTATTCCTCTCGCCGATAAAGTTTTCAAAATATCGGCCATGTGTATGGACTGTATGGACGGAACACACGGTCCTTTCACGAAACGTATTGTCAACAACTCTAGAAGGGAACTTATAGGAGGTAATGATTTGTATAAAGCCGTGTGTAGAAAACACCTCTAAAACCGTTTTACGTCAAGTATGAGAACGACGCGTTTACCCTCGCAATACTTATCGACCTTATGGTACCGCGCGTGGTCGAAAAGAAACTCTTCACCGGGTTCGTGTACGTGTAAACCCGAATCGGTTTCGAGTTCGCTCGTACCCTCTATTGTTAAATGGTACCTCAACTCATCGTTCGCCTCTGCTCTATGTGCGGGTAAAACGTACTTCCCTTCCATAACGGAAATATGTCCACTCGTCACACAAGGTATGGTTCGTACAAGTAAATCTATGAACGGAAAATCTTCGAGTTTGTGATAATAATAGTTTTTACACTCAGGAAACCACGAGTCCAATTCGTGAAAATAGTACTTTTTAGATTTTCTATTCTCTCTATACGATCTCGCTATCTTTTCAAAATTTAGTTTTATTCTACCCAAACCGTCGTAATCGTTTACGTCATAAAACTTTCGGTAAAAAAGTAAATCTATTATCGCATTTTTCATACCCAAAAGTGGTCTCAAAGGTTTCTGAAAATATAAAAGATCGATAGGATTTTTAATGTAATCGTGGTATACTAAAAGTATGGGAACAAGTACCCAGAACATTTTCTTATAATATAATAAATGCCAGGTTATAAAAAAGAATCTTACGCACCAGAAAAGAACGATGAAGTAAAAACTTTAGATAAACGATTTTTGGGTTTGACCGATGTTCAAATAGGTTTGTTCGCATTACCAACCGTAGTTGTTATAACTGTTGCTCTACTCATACTCTTAAACAAAAAGGTCAGGAAAAGTCCTAGTGCGTACATATCACTCGCACTCGCGATAGTTCACTTGTACCATCACTACACGCTCGTCAGATTACAAAATAAACATTAAATGTTATAATATAATAAATAAATGTTTACTGTTGAAGAGCCTTACGGAATCACACAGTTCCAAGCTTGGATTATATCTCTCACACTCGGAATTGTTTTGTATAGAAGAAAAAAACGAAACGAAAATTATATCCAGTAATAATATATGCGAGTTCATTTAAAAAAAAGTCCGCGTTTTGATAAAAAGTTTAGAGTCACGTTTGAAAACGGTAAAACGGTAGATTTTGGGGGTAAAGGATACACGGATTATACGAAACACAAAGATCCTTTACGTATGCGTTCGTACGTCATACGCCACGGTGGTTACGTTCCTCATATAGTTCAAAAACAAACCGATCGTAAACTCGTTCACAAAAACATGTTAGACGTCACACGAAGCGATAAAGAAAACTGGACGAAATCAGGTATCTATACCGCTGGGTTTTGGTCGCGTTGGCTCTTATGGAGTTACCCAACACTCGAAGGGGCTAAGAAAATTATTTCTAAGAAATTTGGTTTAACTTTTGTCTAATACCACGCCTTTCGAGGTTCGCTTTCAAAGCCGTCATCAAATTTGCACGAGGATCGCGTTTCACTTTTACCGAGCGTACTATTTGTGGACGAATGGGTACAGGAGGAGCTGGTGGAATGGGTGGTACTTTTTTTACAGTAACTTGGCGTTTTTCGACGTCACCGAGCAAAGATCTACACGTACGCAAAAGTTTTCTCGTTTCACGAACCTGTATTTCTAACGCAGGTGGTTTTCTTCGTCTGATTTTTGCCTTGAGTTCTTTTTCTGATAAAGGTACGCGTTTACCTTTTACTTTCTTAGTCACGCGAAGACCCAAGCGTTTTGCTTCGTCCTTAAGAATTTCAAACTTCATTTATATTAACCAATATAATTTTATTTTATTTATTTAATATAAATGTCATCATCACAGTGTAATCCTATAAGTTTAGGTTCAACTTTGTGTTGTCGCTTATGCTGTTTCTTTTTTGTATATAGACCTATATCAATGTTTCCAATTAAATCTCCACCTTTACTATTATTGATGTTATGTGCATGCTGTTGCATGTCTTCACAAACCATAACGATAGGAGGTTGTGCCTATGAAGCCATTGTTCCAAAAAAGAAGGAAGATTAAAAAAAGTTATCCGTTCTGTATAATTTAGCCTGGAACGTACCCGTTTGTCCTAAAACAGAAACAGTCTCGTTACCGTAAAGTTCATGACATCCAATATCGTCCATACAATCACGATCATTGTGTGTCACGGGAAGCGAATATACTTGTTCGCCGGGTGTTACCGTATAATAATGGTACCTGTCACGTCTCCCCCTAACTTCTTTACCGAAAAGCGGTAACGTTTCTTCGTCTGGACCCACAAGAACACCCATTTGTTGAACATACCCGGGTTTATACTCTTTGATTGGTGGGTTTCTATACTCTTTTTCAACTGGTATCTGGACTGGAACTTCAACTGGTACGGGTACAGGCACCTGTTTCTTAACGACTATAGGATTGTATAACTGGTACGCTATCAATGCAACGAGAATAAAAAGCGCCGCGAACAATAATCTCTGTTTCGTCTTAACTTTCATTTATATGTATCAAGAAGTTATTTTCGCGGGTAAAGTGGTGAAAGATCTACTCGACCAAGTCTAAACTGAACCATAAACCATAAACCGAACAAAATTGATTTTAAGAAATTGTTTGCCTCCGTATCGTCCATTTTGTATATGGGACCCATAATTCGACCGAAGAACGTTTCTTCTTTTTTATTACCGGTTACAGCCATCTCCATCTGGGTCAACGCACACGTATCGTCGTTTACAGACCAATGGAAAAATATGAAAGGAACAAGTAAAGAATAAAACTCGAGGTTCTGACGATTTTTCATAAACGGAACCACAAGCATTGTTATGAAAACACTAAATGAATGAAGAATATAATGTTCATATCTATTAATATGGACAAAGAAAAGAAACTCCCGAAAATATGGCATCCACAACAGGAGAAAATATTAAAGTCCTGGGGCGAAGCCGCCGCATGTTACCGTTACATGCACTACCAAGCCTATTGTTCTTATAAAAATCTAAGTATGAAGTTTACAATACCTCTCATCATACTAAGTACGATAACGGGTACCGCGAACTTTGCTCAGGAAACGTTT